AAGCAGAAATGGAGAAAAAGTATGGTAAAGGTGCAGTTATGAGTCCTAAGAAAAAAGAAGAAAAGAAGGAAGACTGATGCCAGCAGTATCTAAGAAACAACAGCGTTTCTTTGGAATAGTTCGTGCCATCCAAAAGGGAGAGATGGCACCGACTAGTCCTGAGACTGCGAAGGCTGCTGCTACAATGAAAAAGAAAGATGTAAAAGATTTTGCATCAACTGATCATAAAGGTCTTCCAGAAAAGAAAAAGGAAGTAAATGAAACTGCTTACTATAAATCTGATAGTAAGTATCAAAAGAAAATTTCTGACGAAAATAAACGCAATAAGGAAAAAGACAAACGAATGAAGTTTGGCAAATTCTATGCCAAGGCAAAGGAAGCAAAAGAACGTCTTCGTCCTGGCGAAGTAAAGAAGTGGGATAAAGAAAAGGGAAGATATGTGTCAAATAAGGAGTGAAACATCTATATAGAATAGACCTCGATATATAAAATCATGTTAGCATTTTTACTCCCCCTCGCCTCTAAGGTAATTTCCGATGCCGTTGCCAAGATTCCAGAAAACGAAGAACTTGGTGAGAAGTTGGTTGAGATCTGTCTTGTTATCTTGGGTAAAGCGGTTAAGCTGACCAAGACTGATATGGACGATAAACTTCTTGAAGTTGTCAAGAAGGCAATGGTTGCCCGAGAAGAGGGTTAAATAATCTAAAAGGAGACCAAAACTAAAGGTCTCCTTTTTTTATAAATATCATTATAAAGATTATAGGGAAGGAAACATGTCTCTTTGGGGCAATAACGATCTAGTTGCTGAAACAAGCACGATTGCTGTTAATTTTAATACTTTGACAGTAACTGGTGCCGCTACTACTTTCTCGACAGCGGGTGTAACCGAGGGAGATGTTCTTGTAGTTGGTGCTGGAGCTACTTTCGGATACGCTGTAGTTAAGTCAGTAACTTCAAACACAGTATTAGAAATTCATTCTACTGAGCATTTCGTCTCGGGTATTACTACTGTTGCAGCAGGCGCAGCATATTATATTTCTCAGATGCCAATTTCGGCACTCTCGGGATTTACAACTGCACCTGAATCAAAACCAACTTACTTCAGAAGTGTTCTTGGTGTAGACGTAACTGAGCAACAGTTTACTAACTCTGGTGCTTCTGCGGCAACTGATACCCAGAAACTGTATAACCCTGCACACGCTGGTTGGGTTGGAATCACTACATACAATAACCACGACGGCACACTCAGAGTTAAGACTGAGGTTCTAGTTGCTGGAAGCAGCATCATTAGTGATGCAGATGATGATTCCCTAGCACCAGAAAGCTGATAATTTAAACTAACATTACAGTATGAGATTTGATGAGTTGAATGAAAATAACTATCTGTTATTTGCTATAAAATTTTACGATAATCCTCAGGCAGTAACCAAAGAGGATTTTGAAGATGATTTGAAGCGAATAAAGTACATTAAGAGGTTGTTGAAGAGGTATAAGAACACTGGAGTTCTTAAAACACACCTCATCCTCAACCATCTTATTGTATTGTTCAATGTTTTCGATGACGCTGCAGTTCCGCTACTTCTCTATAATCTAGAAGCGGAACTTTGGCCAGCGATAAAAAGCTTTCTTATATTTTTAAAGAGAGTACCTGATTATCCAGCAACAACATTAAGTTCAATAGTCGAAGACGAAAACTGCATTTTACAATTACAGGAAGTCTGATGTATCTCGATAGAGTAATCTCTAAAATTAGATCTCTCAAAGAAGAAGCAGTTGCTGCTCCAACAGTCAATGTTGGTAGCGGAAATATTGCTGGTACAGCAGAAGCAGGTGATAATCCCCCAGTAAAAAAGAAGAAAAGATACATCTATGGCGGTAGAGGATCAAGGAAAATGTGGTCACAATTTCTCACTCAGGATAGATAGATGGCGTTTGGTCTAGGAAAACTAGCACAACTAGAAACAAAATTGGATATTTATGAAGAACTCTCTAAGGAGATGCTTGACAAATTAGAAAGAGCAGTAGCAACAATCAGCGAAAACAGTAATCGTGTTGCTATTGTTTTAGAGCGCCACGAAAGCAGACTGGATAAAAGCGATGAGAATGATCGTGCTATCCTAAAACTAATTGAAAAAGTAGAAGAGAAATTGGACGGGGTAGAGACTCGTGTAAATGATATTTCTAGATTTCGTTGGATTTCTGTTGGTATTGCCATTGCAGCAGTCACAATCCTAGAAGCTCCAACAATATTTGGTAATATGTTGACTATTGATCAGCGACCTGCTAGAGTAGAGAACACGAAGTAATATACCCTTTGTAATGGATCTAGTTGACTCCAAGTTTGTTGGACTGGTATCGTCGCGTCTTCAAAAGTTCAAGAGGGTCAAGTCGGATCTGTATAACTTCCGCTGTCCTATCTGTGGGGATTCCCAGAAGAATAAAAACAAGACAAGGGGATATCTGTACCCTGTAAAGAATAACACTAACTTTAAGTGCCATAATTGTGGTGCTAGTATGTCGCTCAATAATTTTTTGAAGCACATTGACCCGACATTGCACAAGCAGTATACCCTTGAGAAGTTCAAGGAAGGTCATACTGGAAAGAGTTTTGTTGTTGAAGAACCTGAATTTGAATTTAAGAAACCAGTATTCAGAAAAAAGATAGATCTACCAAAAGCGTCGGATTATAAGATTTCTTACGAATACTTAACCAAAAGAGGTCTGGATCCGCAAAAGTTTTATTTTGCTGATAAGTTCATGGAGTGGACTAATACGCAAAAAAGAACATTCGACACCATAGGTAGGGACGAACCGCGTATTATTATACCAATGTACGATACGCAAAAAAATCTTATTGGTTTTCAGGGTAGAAGTCTAATTCCTAACTCTGTTAAATATATCACCGTGATGTTAGACGAGGAAGCGCCGAAGATTTATGGACTCGATACAATCGACACAGAAAAACCCATCTACATCGTTGAAGGACCCTTCGACTCCACGTTCGTGGAGAACGCTGTTGCTATGTGCGGGTCCGATGTTGATATTCGGTCGTTTGGTTGGAGCGATTATATTTGGGTTCTTGATAATGAACCACGCAACCGAGAAATCGTCAATAGAGTCTCCAAACTCATTGATAGAGGAGACAAGGTAGTTATCTGGCCATCTAATATCGTAGAGAAAGATATCAATGATATGGTTCTCGCTGGACATGATGTTATGTCTATGTTAAAATTAAATACACACTCTGGTTTAGAAGCAAAAATCAAATTCAACAATTGGAAAAAGATATGAGTAACGGCACAAAAGTTGTTAAGCGAAATGGGAAAACAGAACCCCTTGATTTGAATAAACTCCACGTCATGGTGGAAGAAGCATGTAAAGATCTCGCAGGTGTTTCTGCAAGTCAGGTTGAAATGAAATCTGGAATTCAGTTCTTTGATGGTGTCAGCACCGCAGAGATTCAGGAGATCCTTATTCGCTCTGCAAGCGATTTAATTGACCTTGATCATCCCAATTATCAGTTCGTTGCCGCAAGACTCCTTCTGTTCGCTCTACGCAAGCAGTTGTATGGACGTATGCATGATGTTCCAAATCTAAAAACACAGATTGAGAATTGTGTTAAGAAAGGTGTCTACGATGCAGAAATCCTAAATCTTTATGACGAAGAAGAATTTGATAAGCTTCAGTCGTATATTGATCATAGCCGTGACTATCTGTTTACTTATGCAGGTCTACGTCAAGTCGTTGACAAGTACCTTGTGCAAGATAGAAGCAGTGGCGCATTATATGAAACGCCACAGTTCATGTATCTTTTGATTGCAGCGACTATCTTTTCAAAGTATCCTAAAGAAACACGTCTCAAATACGTAAAGGAATACTATGACGCAATCTCCAAACACAAAATCAACATTCCCACACCTATCATGGCAGGAGTCAGAACTCCACTTCGACAATATGCTAGCTGTGTTCTTGTTGATGTTGATGACTCCCTCGATAGCATCTTTAGTTCTGATATGGCTATCGGCAGGTATGTTGCACAAAGGGCGGGAATCGGTATCAACGCAGGCAGAATCCGTGGCATCAACGCTAAAATCAGAGGCGGAGAAGTTCAACACACAGGTGTTGTACCTTTCCTTAAAAAGTTTGAATCGACTGTCAGGTGCTGTACACAAAATGGAATTCGAGGTGGCTCAGCGACTGTCCACTTCCCAATCTGGCACCAAGAAATCGAAGACATCATCGTCCTCAAGAACAACAAAGGAACCGAAGACAACCGCGTAAGAAAACTTGATTACTCTATCCAAATCTCGAAAATCTTTTACGAAAGATTCATCAAAAACGAAGAAATCTCCCTCTTCAGCCCTCACGATGTTCCAGGTCTGTATGATGCTTTTGGCACTGATGACTTTGATGAACTATATGTTCGTTATGAATCTGATGAGTCAGTTCCGCGCAAATCTATCGGCGCTCAAGAACTCTTTCTGGATCTCTTGAAAGAAAGGGCAGAAACTGGTAGACTGTATATTATGAACATTGACCATTGTAATTCTCATTCATCCTTCATGGATAAAGTTGAGATGAGCAACTTATGTCAAGAGATCACTCTTCCTACTAAACCTCTACAGCATATTGACGATGAAAACGGGGAAATTGCTCTGTGCATCCTTTCTGCTATTAATGTTGGCAAAATTAGGGATCTTCAAGATCTTGAAGGTCTTTGCGATCTTGCTGTTCGCGCTTTGGATGAACTCATTGATTTCCAAGGATACCCCGTCAGAGCAGCAGAAATCGCTACTAGAGCACGTCGTTCCCTTGGAATCGGTTATATCGGTCTAGCACACTATCTTGCTAAGCATGGAGAGCAATACGCTGATGAGGGAGCATGGAAACTAGTTCATGATCTAACAGAGGCATTCCAATATAATCTCATCAAAGCGACTGTAAATCTTGCAAAAGAGAAGGGTGCATGTGAGTATAGTGGCCGAACCAAATATGGTAACGGAATCTTGCCAGTAGATACATACAAGAAGGATGTAGATGAATTAGTTCCGAATGAGCTTCACTATGATTGGGAGAGTCTTAGATCTGAGGTTCTCAAATACGGAGTACGGAACTCAACATTGTCCGCACAGATGCCTTCGGAGAGCAGTTCCGTTGTGTCAAATGCCACAAACGGAATTGAACCTCCTAGAGGATACTTGTCCATTAAGAAGAGTAAAAAAGGACCGCTTAAGCAGATTGTCCCTCAATATCAATCTCTTAAGAACAATTATACTCTTCTCTGGGATATGGAGTCCAATCGTGGTTATATTAATATTGTTGCTGTAATGCAGAAGTTCTTTGACCAAGCAATCAGCGGCAACTGGAGTTATAATCCAACTCAGTATCCCGACAATGAAGTTCCTGTGTCAGTCATGGCACAAGATCTTCTAACTACATACAAATATGGCTGGAAGACCAGCTATTATCAGAACACCTACGACATCAAGACCGATGAGGTCGAAGAGACATCTAAAGAGTCTCTTGAAAATCTAATCTCTCAACTAGAACAAGCCGAGGAGGAAGACTGTGAGTCTTGTAAGATTTAAAACTAATAAAGAGGAAAGACCAATGGTCGATTCTATGACCGTATTTAATTCAGAAGAGGTAGACACTAAAAAGCAACCAATGTTCTTTGGTAAACCACTTGGTATTCAAAGATACGACTCTTACAAGTATCCAGTTTTTGATAGATTAACAACACAACAATTAGGTTATTTCTGGCGTCCTGAGGAGGTTTCTCTCCAAAAGGATCGCTCAGATTATCAAACTCTACGCCCAGAACAGAAGCATATTTTTACTTCTAATTTGAAGTATCAGGTTATGCTTGACTCTGTTCAGGGTCGTGGTCCTGGTATGGCATTTGCACCATACTGTTCTCTTCCCGAACTGGAAGCATGTATGAAGGTCTGGGAGTTTATGGAAATGATCCATAGTCGCTCCTACACCTACGTTATTAAAAACGTTTATTCGGATCCCTCAGATGTGTTTGATCACATTCTGAGCGATGATCGTATCGTAGAACGTGCCATGAGTGTTACTCAGGCATATAATGACTTCATTAATGCTGCCCATCGATATGACAATTCGCATGAATGGCAGCACGCACTAGAAGGAATTTACTACGCACAGGACGCAAGGTATGAACTCAAGCGCAAACTCTACAGAGCAGTTGCAAACGTTAATATTCTTGAAGGTATTCGCTTTTACGTGTCATTCGCTTGCAGTTTTGCATTTGGCGAACTCAAACTTATGGAAGGAAGCGCGAAAATCATCTCTCTAATTGCTAGAGATGAAAACCAGCATCTTGCTATTACTCAGAACATTTTGAAGAAGTGGCAAGATGGCGATGATCCTGAAATGAAGAAGATTGCGAAGGAAGAAGAGGGTTGGTTAATCAAGGCATTTGAGAATGCAGTCAATCAAGAAAAACTTTGGGCAGAGTATTTGTTCAAAGATGGATCTATGATTGGTTTGAATGACAAACTGCTTCAGCAGTATGTTGAGTGGATTGCTAATCGTAGGATGAAGGCAATTGGACTTAAACCGATCTATGATGTACCAGCAAAAAATAACCCACTTCCTTGGACAGAGCATTGGATCTCTTCTAAAGGTCTTCAAGTGGCACCCCAAGAAACAGAAGTTGAATCCTACATCGTTGGAGGAATCAAGCAAGACGTTACCAAAGACTCCTTCTCTGGATTCCAGTTGTAACGGCGGTTGCAGTAAGTGCAGTTGCATAACTTCTGAAGAATCTTTAGAAGCATATAGAGAAGCAGCAAAGTCTGACTCCTACATGTTTGGAGACTATAATGGGTATGAAGCATATGGGGATATTCCCGACTAAGAGAGAGGGTCTTCGGACCCTCTTTTTTTATAAATAAGAATATCAAGAAATAAGATAGAGTTACAATGTCTAGACTTACTGGAAAAGGTGCAGGATCTCTTGCTGATGCATATTCTTCAATCTATGAAGCAAAGAAGAAAGAGATGAAGGGTGGAGATTGCACCGCAGCATCAGAAAAGAGCAAGCATAACTGTGCTAAGAAGGTCTGCCATGAAGAGTTTGGCGAAGGCACCTGTGTTCATGGACAGCACTCTTTCCCTGACGAGAACGGGTTTGTAAGTCATTATGACGTTGAGTTCTCTCATGGCATCGAGAAGGCAGTTCCAGTAAGCGAGATGAAGGTCCTGGAGGAAGGATCTCATCCTACTGCAGAGGAACATGAGGGAATGTATGACGGCGAGCAACTTGTTGAAAATCAAGCAGCAAATAGACTAAAGCAACAGCAACTCCGCCAGCAGCAAAATACTAATAGAGCACAACAGCAACTCGGTGGTATTGTTGACGCTTTAAAGGCAAAACCAACAGGAGGAGTTGGTGATGAAAGAAGAGCAGCAAGAGGAAGTAGTTATAGAGCACCTACTTCATCAACTACTACAGTAAAACCAACAACAACAGCACCAGTAGAACCTGCAAAACCTAAACTTTCTGCTCAAGATCAGAAAACAAATGCAGAATATGATCGCTTGAGAAAGAAGAACCCTACAACTGGCAAAGTTGAAGGATCTGCCTCTGATCTCAAAAAAGCAGCAGATTTTGGTAAGGCTGCAGCACAAGCAAAGTTTGGTGATCAAAAACCAAAGACTCCAAATCCTCTCCTTTCCAGAGGAGGAGATGACAGCATCGCTGCAATGAGAAAGAGATCTCAAGAGCGTCAGAATCAGACATCAAGACTTGATAAGGCGCTGTCAGGTATCAAACCTGTTGCTGATGATGTAGATCTCTTCGACCTCGTTAAGGGGCACCTAATCGACGAGGGAGCGTCTGAGGAAGAGGCAATGAAGAAGATGGTCTCTATGACTCAGGAAGAGATCCTGGCGCTTGCTGAGGGTTATGATGAACCCAAAATGCACGATGCTGTTAAGCGTGTAATGACTACTCAACCTGCTGCCAAAGGTAGAGCAGCAAGTCGTCTTCATAGTAAGTATTCTATGAGATCGAAGGGTAATGTTGCAGGAGAAACTGACGGACCTGGACCTAACGCTCCTAAGAGATCTGGTCGCAAGGGACGCGGTTCAGAAACCGACAGAGGATCGGGTAACGCTGCTAAACGCAGAATGGACAAATAATTCTTCAGGGGGTTGACAAACCCCCTTTTTTTGTCTAGACTAGGTTTGTCACGGTTAAAGATAAATAATAGCTCATAAGATTATATAATATGAGTTATGAAAATCCTTGGTTATACATGGAACGAACTTTTGATAGTGACTCTATTGGGGACTACTTTGGGTTTGTTTACTGTATTACCAATAAGTCCAACCAACGACAGTACATTGGGAGAAAATATTTCTGGTCATTTAGAAAACCTCCTGGAAAGAAAAGAAAAGTTAAACAAGAGAGTGATTGGAAGCGGTATTACGGATCTTGTCCAGAATTAAAAGAAGATATTAAAAAGTATGGCAAAGAGATCTTCAGTAGAGAAATACTGAGTCTTCATACTACAAAAGGTATATGTAATTATGAAGAAACGAAACAACTGTTTCTAAATAATGTGTTGTCAGAGTCTCTTGACGATGGTTCGCCAGCGTACTATAATAGCAACATTCTAGGGCGCTATATGCGAAAGGACTATGGAAACTTTGGAGGAAACTCTTCGACTGACACATGATTGGGCAGTCGATAGAATGCATTATCTTTGTGATTATGAAACTTTCGATCTTGAAAGTATAGACAATGCTTGTGCTATTCAACAAGAGTTCTCTGAGTGGTTAAACCCAGATAAAGATGATCAAGAGGTCATTTCTCTGGAATACATAGGAGATCAGGAAGATGAAGGAAACGTTCAAATCTACGAACTTTAAGAAAAAGGTTCTAGAAAGAGTCAAACAATTAACAAATCAAGGCAAACACGTAGAAGCAAGCGCACTGTTTAATAAAATTTTTCCTGATTTTGCTAAATAAAGCTGCCTTTTGTTTTTCATAAATGCCAGAAGAAGTAAAGAAAGAGGAACCTAAGAAGAAGGGTCCTCTAGGCAGACTCAAAGAAAAAGTTGATGATGCCGACGAGCAACTTGCTATTCTTTCTACTTTTGTGCGCTTGGGAATCTTAGTATGGTCTGGTGGAATTTTAACTCTTGCGTACATTAAATTACCCCCTGCACTGGGAATTCCCGAACAGAAACTCGATCCAACTTTCATAGCCTCCGTGTTCACTGGAGTTTTAGCTACTTTTGGTGTTCAGACTGCTAAGAAAAATGGTGACAAAACTGGAGGAGGCGGCGGAGGAATCTCCAAAGCAGACATGGAAAAATTGATTGAGAAAGCATCACAAACTGCTCCTGCTCAAACAATTAGAATTGAGCAAGGTCCTGTTCAATTAACTCAGGCACCTCCAAAATCCGATGACACTTACAAGATGTAATTATGCAAACACTAATTAATGTACTCGCACTGTCGTCTTTTGCTGTATCTGCTGCCGTTGTTGGTGGTGGTACTTATGTGTATCTCAACAAAGATGCTATGATCGAAGACGCTAAAGAAAAAGTTGCCGCTGCTGCTACTGAAGCAATTGCAGGTGCTTTACCAGGAATGCTAGACGCTGCTATGCCTACAATGCCAAAGGCAACGGGTGGTGCTGTTCCCATGGGAGAATCTGGTCCTTCAATTCCTAAGTTACCATGAGTTCCAACGCTACTCCAAAAAAACCTTTTAAATGGGTTGTGCTGACGATCGGCACTTTATTTGGAGTAGCACATATTGGTATTCTTGGTCATGTTCTGAATGCCAAAAAAATTCCTATTATCAATCTTCCTGTAGGAGACTATACGTCTTATACTGTGGTAGCAGGTGAGAATGGATATCGAATTCAATACAATGCGAATGATCCCAAAGTATTAGGTGTTCGTAAGCATATTGACAAGGAAAATGGATTCTTTGGTATTGGCGGTAATTCAAACGTTATAACAGAAGAAGAATATACAATGGATGGTGCCCGCCATATGGGTGGAGGTGCTGAGGGAAAGTTGACTGCTCAACAACTCGAATGCGTCAAAGCGGAAGGCGCTGGAGAATCGACAGGAAGAATGGTCGGTGCTAGTGTTGGAGCAGGAATTGCACCTGTGTTTACAAGTATTCCTTATGTTGGTTGGTTGATCTCTGGATGGGCAGTTATGCTTGGACAAGATACTGGTGCTGACATTGGGGGAGACATTGCAACAATGATGGGAGATTGCGATGAAATTTGACTTAACGATGGAGGATTTTACAATCATCCATAATGCGCTTCATTACTACAAAAAAACTGAGAAAAGAGGCAACTTTCAACAGTATGATGAAGACCGTATTAACGCACTTAGGGACAAGTTAGCATATCAACTCATTCCATCTGAAGAGAGTAATAGGGGCATATAGATAGTTACATATGCCTGTTTGCATATGGAAAGACTAAACACATTCGCTTTAGGAATCACGATTTCGATCATTGATTACCTGTATCGAGGAAGAGATTATCCACGCTTTTGGGTGCTTGAAGAGATTGCTCGGGCACCTTATTTTGCGTTTCTGAGTGTTTTACATTTTAGAGAAAGCATGGGACTTCGCGGACCCGATCACATTTATCTGATGGAGGAACATTTTGCTCAAACTCTTAACGAAACAGAACATTTGGAATACATGGAAAGTAGGGGCGGTAATCGTTATTGGATTGATCGTTTCTTTGCCAAGCACCTCGTCCTTATCTATTATTGGATCAACGTGGTTTATTATTGGGTGGCTCCTCGCTCTGCTTACCATCTCTCCTACGAAGTAGAGATACATGCTGCTGCAACGTATGCCAAGTATCTTGCAAATAACGGACATGATGACAAAATCCTTGAGATTATGAATGATGAGTTAGAGCATTCGAGAGAACTACAAAATGCAATCGAGAAAGTAATATGAATCTTTTACTACGACCACTTAATGATGTTAATGATGTAACTTGGAGTATCGTTATTTCTCTATTGATACTCCTTGCTGGAGTTGGTTATTACATATATACAATTATGAAACTCGCTTTTGAGGAATTGGAGGATGAGCGACCTAACAAATAAAGATGCCGAGCAGGATACTAAGATTGCTGTAATGGACAGCACTCTAGAGAATGCTATTCGTCGAATTGAGATGGTTCATAGTCGTATAGATAAGACTGAAGAACAAATTAAAGAACTTAAGCAACAAGTTACAGACAACAAGATTTGGATTCAGAGAGCATCTGCTGTCATCGGTGCAGCAGTAGCTCTTATTGGAATTATTGTTGCAATGCCACAAGACGCAGATTCAAAGGAGATGAACCATGGGAGCGATGACACCACCAAGCAGGAAATCGTGCTACAACTTCAGAGTAGTTGAGATAAATCGTGTTGTTGACGGCGATACTATTGATGTCACCATTGATCTTGGGTTTGACCTAT